TGTCAATGCAACCGTGTTACTGGCATCATACGGATTGCTTTCATACAGTGTCACCCCTGCGCTTTCAATGGCAAATGTGACCTTAACAGAATAGCTGCCCGTCAATGCTCCTACTGCACCAGATGCTGCTGTTGGAGTCGTGCCCGGTGCGGATAGCCCAACCGGGTCAACGGCACTCCCATCATATTTTTTCTGAGTTGTCGCACCATTCACAAACAGCTTGCCACGGTGCGAGGTGAAGTGCACCCCCTCATTGACCATGCCTGTGGCAAGGTTAGTTTGAGCTGTTGCTGTGACGTTTATCAGCTTGCCATCTGAGGCAACGATAATTTTTGAGTTGCCGCTTGCATCGATGAACTCTGCAACCCCGCGCACAACCCCAGGTAGCGTCTGATCGCTCCACAGCGTCCTGCCCGGCCGCATGACAACCTTTTTGCCGACAATGTGAATATCATGCCCGGACTGCGCCTTGTTGTCAGCGATTTCACCGGGAGGATGGTATTCATCAATCCCACCATCAATGTGATAGTATTTGGAATACTGGAAGCGGGTGTTGTTTCCCATTACAGATCGCTCTCAAATTGAGTTGATACAGATGGCGTATACCCCTGCTCACTATACAGATCGTCGATGTAGCGCCCCCGCACATCCCGCTGACGCACTGTGAGCCCGCTCACATTCAATGCCCGATTCTTACTCTTGCGCCGTGCAGTAGCCTTTGCGCGAGCCTTCTGCCATAATCCTGGGGCCTTGTCATGGTGCGCCCACTCGTATGCCGCAGCTCTCACGTATGCATACAAAACGTGCTCATCGTTCTCAGGGATTGCAGCAACAACAGCGTCAAGGTTGCTGCGCACATTTTGAGTTGTGCCATACACCGTGTAGGATGCAGCGTCGGCCGGGGCGGTTGCTAAGGCAATAGTGTCTGTCGTGGTGTCAATTGAGTAGTTGACGCTCTCGCCGGACTCATCGCGCACATCCACTATTTTATCGATGGTTGCCGGGATGGAGTACAAAGCTACGCCGGGGCTCACTGAAAGTGCCGCAGCTATCACTGGCACATCCATTTTTTCAAGGAACTCCCCGACAGCATCACACACAACATCTGTTTGCGTTGCCGTATCGGTTAGCCCGAGCAGTTTAAAATCTCGCGTCATGCGATTGCGCAAGTTTTCAAAAGACAGCGCCATTATGACACCTGCTTAAATCCGCGAGCGATTAGAGCATCGGCAACTGCACGGTTGGCCGTCTTGAACTTGTACCCATTCACCGCTGCAAACTCAACCTCAACGCGCTTCTTTTCCTGCCCAACAGATACCAAATGCGTGCCGCACCCAAGGAACACAAAGCACTCTTCTTTATCCTCAACAGGTGGTACAGGCATGCGCTCAAGCGCCTCAATATCAGCCTTTGAATCGCGCACAGCCGGGATAATTCCAGCGTGGCCGTCGTTTGTCTTTTTACCTTTCATCATTCCCCCAAACAGGAAAAGCCCGCCGGGTTGCCCCGGCAGGCGGTTGCACTATTTGCGCTTGTCGTTATTGAATACTTCGTCACGCTTGAAATACACATTGCAGGGATTGGGCAAGCTGGTGGTGGTCGCATCGTAGTTGTTGACGCGAAACACAATGTAGTTTGCCGCCTTGTCGGATAGGCTCACGTACCCGCTTTGCGCAGTGGTGGTAAGGGTATCAACCAGCGTCCAGCTTCCCGTGGTATCAGAAAGATCTGGCCCCGACAATAGGGTGTAATCAAACGCTGCAACCGGGGTGGTCCCGGTAACAATGCCCAGGAAGTAACCGAACCCCTTGTACATGGGACTGTTGCGGTCGGCCGTCAGGCTGATCGGGCCAATGTAAAGAACCTCTGCGGCAGAAAGCGAATCAGAAGACTCGTTAGAGCCGCCATCAACAATCTGCACCGCATGGATATTTGACGGCTTCACACCTGCGTCAAAATCCGAAAAGCTGGTGGTCTCAGCGGCAACCAGAATGCCGACAAACAAAAGCACAATGCCGATAATACGATTCATGTAATCCTCCATGGTAAAAAATGTGGAGGGGTTTCCCCCTCCGTTTGTTATGCTGCGTTGTAAATTACCCGGTGATGTGCCAGCGAGCGCAGGGAGGGCCCCGCCTCGGTGATGTACTGGCTTTCCTTCACATCGTCACCGGGGGTATGGATGTTCTCGTCGATCTTGGTGTCACGGTTCTTGACATACTTGTAAGCCAAGCGTTCAAGGTCCAGAGCAACGCCAAAACCCTTTTTGGTGTCGCCATAGAACTTGCCGAACACACCACAAAGAACGATCTCAAGAATGCCGTGCCCGGTCTCAAGCTCTTGGATGTTCAGCCCGGACTTGGTTTCACGGTTCTTGCTCATCACCTTTGCGCGTTCCCACTGATTGATAATGCTCTTGAAGCGAGCATCAACAAACAGGCTTTTGCGTGCGGGGCCGAACTCGAAAATCTTCTCAGCGATCGGGCCGAAGAACTCATCCTCAGTCAACCCGCCACCAACATCAGTGAAATTGCCTGCTGCAACCAGCTCACCAATGATACCACGAGTCAAATAGACGGTATTGCTGCCGCTATCGGTGGTGGAATCGGCCTGCGGGTTCATCCAGAACATGTACTCAATATCCTTCTTGTGCTCAACCAGCGCTTGGGTTGCTTCCTCATCCCACAAATCAACCTGCTTGGTCTCAAGCATGAGGTTCATCGCGGTATCGGTAACACCAAAGCTGCGCTTGGTGATCTGCACATAGCGCTCACGGGCTGCGGCAAGCTGGCTCTTAAGCGTAGCCTTGCTTCCGCCCTGCTTGAAGGCGTTGCCCATGATGGTCCACACCGAATTATCAGCGATGGCGAAGGAGGAGCTGCCAAGGTTGCGCCGCACAGTCACATCGGTGCCGTTGGCATCAATTGCGGTCACATAGCACACTTCTCCGCTGGTTTTGTTGAAGATGGTGTCACCAACACGAATGTTGGCAGAAGAATCAACCACCAGTGTTGCAGTCGTAGTGCTGGCAATCGCTCCGTTGGTCACGACAGTGCGGGCGAGAGGATCCTTTTCAATCACCTCATACTTGACATTGTCGCAAGCCTCACGGGCAACAACACCCTTGACATCTTCGGGCTCCTGCCCACCGCTCTTGTACAGCTTTCCACCAGTCAGAGTGACCAGGGGGGCTTCGGTAGGCTCACCAGTGTGGAAAATGATGTCAGAAACATCACGCGCCTGAGTTCCTTCGGTCGTGCTGTTAGCACTCGTCCGATAATTTGCAGTTACTGCCATGATTCACTCCTATTGAATTGATACGCCTTTGCCGGAACGCTGGGACCGCAGGCTGAAAAGCACTGATTGGTCCATCGGGATCGGTGTATCGCCCGGCATTTCGGCTGTTTTAGACTCTTTTAAACCTTTTTCCCACTCCTGCCGCCGCTCAGATTCCCACTTGTCCTTGTTCTTGACAAACTTCCAAGCTTCGGCAAGCTCTGCCGCCTTTGAAAACAGTGGCTTGTGTGCCATCATGTACTCAAGCGGCATCTTTGTGGCCTTTGAGACCTCTTGGAGCATGCTCACCACTCCGCTTTTTATCAAATCCATCTCGATTGATGGATTTTTCTGCTTTGCGGTGACAATATTCTCCGAGTAGGCCATCTTTGCAGATTGGAACTCTTGCTGAAAACGGGCTTGCTTATCCTTTTGCGCCGCTTCACGCGCTGACTTCCCCTGCTGCCACTTCGATTCCTCAACAACTGCCTCCTCCCATGCGTCTTGCTTTGCCTGCTGCAACCGCTGCCACACTTGCGGGTGGTTCTGCTGCAACTCCGCTGCGCTTTGGCATCCCAAAACAGCGCACTGGCTCTGCAAAGCCCTTGCATAGGTGTCCTTAACCTGCTGCACCGGGCCAACCTCATCAACTGGCTGCGCAAAAGATTGCGCACTTAGCGCAGAAATTTGCTCATTTAGCTGACGGTTCTCCTGTTGCAGCCTGTTCATGTTGGCCTCTGCCTGACGGTAACTCTTGGCAAAGCCCCTGAATTTCTCATCGCCCAGGTGCTCCGCAGTCAAGCCTTTTGCATCGGCAAAGCTCAACAGCTCCGGCTCAATTTCGACCTGCATTGGTGCTGCCGCTTGCGGTGCGTCCTGTACTGGTTTCGCATCTGCTGGCATCGCCTGTTGCGACGCTGCCTGTACTGCCCCCGTTTCACCCGCTACCGGCACTGGTTTCGCTCCCGCGTCCTGCGCTGGTGCTGTCGGTGTCGTGTCAACACTGGCTAACGTGTCTACTGCTGCGCCTTCTTCACTCATACTGCTCCTTCATTGGTTTGGGCATAAAAAAAGGGCTGGCAAGAGGGTAAGCTCTTACCAGCCCTAATTTCTTCACCCCTTGCGCATGGTGGCCGCCAAACGTAAAGGATTGCCCAACTGTTAAGTATTACTTGTGAGTTCAATACGGCTTGGGTTTTTTCTTCCCCTTGCCACACTTTTTACCGTTTTTCACTCTAAATTCACCTTTGTTCCAACAACTGGATCGTTGTAGTATATAAATATATTGCTGGGACCGGGATCTTTCAATTCAAGCCACTCAAAAACCATAGGCATTATCGTATCGGTGATGGTTCTCTTGAGCGCAATGTCTGGATCTGTTGCCTTGTACCGGGGAGACGTGCGCTTGAAGCTGTGCAGCACGATGTGCTCATCGAACTCCTTGTATTCCTCATTGTCACGGTACACCCGCAGGAAATACTCAAACGGGCCATTGTGGACCTCGAACGCACCCAGCTCTGCCAAGATCATTTCTTTGATGTTATCCAAATTCAACGCCGCGCCGCCTTTCTTCAATCTCTGCCACCTGCAGGCGCACCCGCTTTGCCCGCTCGGGGAGGGTGAGCAACCGCTTGAGCGATGCAATCCCGGCATTGTACCCCTTCAGCTCCTCCGGGGTCTCTGCCTTGTCGGCCAACTCGCGCAGCCGGCGCAGCCCTTCGGCAACCTCGCCAATGAAATAGCCATTGCCTCCGAACCCCTCAATGGTTCTCAGATACGCCTCATCAACCCAGCGATCTTCGTATGGGCGTGAGTCTGTGCCAACTATCGGAACGAATACGATTTCTTTTTCAGCCTTCTTGAACATACCTCTCCTACACCATTGCTGCGGCCATTGCACCCTGCCCCATTGCGGCAGCCTCTTGATTCATGCTTGCCATAGGATCGCCTCCCTGAGCCTGCCCGCCCGGCATCGGCCCGCCAACCTGCGGGGGCATCATGGGGGCCTGTTGCATACCCTGCAACACCTCTGCAAATATCTCCTCGGCACCAGATACGCCAATGCTCATTCCCACCCGTTTTGCCGCCTTTACAAGTACCCGGGGAGGTACCACGGGAGCCCCTGCCATCTGATTTAATCCAGCCAGAAACTTGAGGAAGCTCATATTCTTGGCTATCTCAACATCAGGGGTCTGCCGCTGCGCTTTTGGAATCCACCCAAGCCCAGCGAGCTCATGGGGGAAGTGCTCAACGTAGCGCGTTTGCCCGTCGTAGTCGGCAGGCACCACGCGGTTCTCTTTGAAAAACTTGGTCATGAGTTCAATTTTAATAGACATGCCATCCTCGATGCCGCGATCAATACCGTCAAGTATCGCTTGGGTCATCATGTCCTCACGCCGGGCCATGGTGGTAATCCCGGTTGCCGTGTCGCTTAACTGGTCACTCCCAACCCCGCGCTGATTGCTGCTTACCCCCTGCTGCTCCTTGTACTTGTCGATTAAGGCGATAGCATCGCTCACCGGGGGAATAGTCCCCATGTTCTGCCGGATAGGCTCGATAGATTGGGCCCATGCGTTCCCGCTCTCATCATCCTCAATCTGCACCATCCCAAGGGGGAGCCCGTCAATAAGGCTCATGGCACCGCCCACGATGCTCTCGGGCTTGACCTTGTAAAGGAACTTGAGGGAGGCGTTAACATAGTCATTGTACTGGTTCACTGTGCTGTTCTCCCACTCGTTGATGGGGAGCACCATGTCACAAGGGCCAACAGCAAACGGGCCATCTGGATCGGGGTGCGCCTGCATCTTCCAGTATGGATGCAGCTTGAACGGGCTGGGTCCAATCCTCAGAACCAGATTGTACGGACGGCAGTACAGCATATAATAGCGGGTATCGTTGCCCAGGTTGTTGCTTGAGTGCACCGGGCCATTATACTCTTCCAGCACAATGTAGTGCCGTCGCATGGTTGATATGTCGCCATGGTCGGTGTAGAATGTGGTTTTGCCGTAGGAGTACCCGGTTCCAGCTCCCTTGTTATCCTGAATCTTTTTGAGAAGCTCATTCACCCCACTCTGATTATAGAGGGAGTTGCCGCGCATTTTGTAGATCTCAGAGATTGGCACCTCAAAGCGCACTGCCCCCCAGGGGCTATCAACAAAGTCGGTGCAGGTGATGTCATGCGCATAGTTCAGCGGGTGAATAGGCATGGTTACCGTTCTTTCAACGCGCTTTATCTGGTCGGTGCGTCCACCCATGGCAAGCTGCATGGATTCGCTGCTTGCCTCGCTGCGGATGTACTCCCGGCCAACCGCGTGCCCCTTTATGTTCACCCACCATAGCATGCGCTTGAGCTTGGCATCAAAGCGCCCGCCCTGCAGGTCATAGTTGAGATCGGATTGGAGCAGTTGCGCCTTCTCGTTTGCCCCAGCATCAACCATACTATCATCGGTAGCAGTGATATTTATTAGCGGCCATTGGCTGTACGCCTGCACCTGCTGTGCCTCCAAAGCCTTGACCGACAGCCAAAACGTGGCAAGGTGCAACTTACTGCGCCAATAGGCCGTTTCGCTGCGGTGACGGCAATAGTATGCATCCCGGCGCACTTGGTATCTGTTCCACTCCTCACTATAGAGCGTTGAGCCAAAGAAGTCTCCAACGCGCTCCTCGACATCTTGGTACGCCTGCTGGATGTGGTCTGCATTGGTGTGATTAAACTTCATAATTCCCTCAGATAAATTTGCTAAAAATAACAGCTTTTCAATGATTACTCACCTACGATACAAACCCCTGCGGTACCGCCCAACGCGATATGATGATGTGTCAGAAATCTTGTCATCTAAGTGCAGCGTTGCCGTATCGCCAGATGCGTTGGCGTAGAGCCCCGGAAAGCCAGCAAGAGCAGCAGCACTCAGCCATGTGGTCTCCTCCGGTGTGAGTTGACGCGGGAAGATGGCTACGCATTTGATAGCGCCGAGTAGGAACCGGAGCGGTTGGTCTGCTGCTTGTGCTCCGATACTAAGCGTTGTTGCGTTGTAATTAGTACCGTTGAATACGGGAGAGGGGTCAATCTCAAGCCAATCCGAGGTGGCCTCCACCCTTTCGTAAGCCTTACCACCGCTTACGCTTAAAAAGTGCGAACGGTAGCTCCCGTATGCACCAGCGTTGTAATCGTCCTTTGTCACGCCGTTGATTGTTATCAGCGACCTGTCTGTAAGGGCGTGTCTCCCAACGCTTATGCTAACCAAGCTTCCAATAAGCCGCAGATATGAAGGGTCTCCACCATTCCCCACCCCATCATCATCGACCGCGCAAAACAGCGTCATCTCGGATGGATTTATGCTGATACTGCCAGTCAAGTAATCGTTGACACCATCAAGCTTAATCTCCCCCGTATCGGCGCGGTATCCATACGATGAATCCATTCCCGTGAGTGTAAGATGCTCAGTACCAAGAGCGGCAGCGCCACGATAGATAGGGAAATACCCGCTTGACACGTTGGAACGGTAGTTGCCACGGGCGAGGAGCTGCGGGAACACCCCGATGGTTGCCTGTTTGAGTAAGCCTATTCCTATTGCCATAATTTATCCAAACCTTTACGAATTGCGCCTATAGCGCCCGCCATTGATGTAGATAACAGACGGATCTCCGCCACCACCACCTGCTACTATCTGCGGCGGGAGCCCTGCGGTGATGTATGCCGTTGTCGGGCCAACATCAAACTGAGCCCCGACAGGTTTTTGCACAGACCTCAGATTGTTCTCCGCGCTGTTGCTAAAATCTCCGTCAACATAGTCCACTACCGGACTCGCTGCGGTTACAATACATGCACCGTCGACAAAACCCGTATTGCTTATTGGCGTTGTTACACCAAAGACGTTGCAGTTTTCAATGCTCACAGAACCCGAGTTAGAGAGCCCTATCGTAGTTGATATAATGCTGCAATCGGAAATACGCAGCAATGCGTTGTTGTTAAAAACCCCAGTTGTAGCGTTAGCCGCTATGCACTCTGTCAAAACATTGTTGATACCGCCAGAGCTGAACGCGGTAGGGGCCCCATCAACTACAACTCTGTGCGCATTGCCATACCCATTAAGAAAAACACCTACGCCAGAAACCCCCTCGATAAGCATATTCATTATCTGCGTACCGTAAACACCATCTCCAGAGCAGTTACGTATTGTGCCATCTACAGCGCGTGAGCTAACCAACAGGTAGAGCGCGTATGGCCCCGCGCTGTTTTGGATTATGAATTGAGCTGCGCCATCATGCACCCAACAAAACGAAGGTGCGTATCCTCCCACTGTGCGCAGTCGATTGTTTGATTGGCAAACATTTTATGCTTTATCTCAATCAATTTCTAACCCCACGCTAACACGAAATTTCTTGATCTTGATGTAAAGTTCTGTACTCTTGGCAACCAGCTTGTCCTTCTTTGCAGCCTCAACTCTCGCCCCAAGCGGGAGCTTGAGATACACCCCCACACGCGCATCCAGAGCCTTGCCCAAAAATCCACTGAGACGGCTCATCTCATAGTTTCTATTGAACTTCCACAACCTGACGAGTGGACGAAACACTTTCCAGTACATGATCACCTCTTGGTTTTGAGTCCACCCTCTTGCACCCAACGCACAATCCACCGACTGCCCGCACCGCGCTTTGCGTTGTTGGCTCTCCCGGTAAACTTGAGCACCATGAACGGGGAGAAGTCCGGGGTGATTGGCACATAGTACATTGCTCCAAACGTCTGAACCGTGCTGCCAATATCGCCGCCATACTCCCAATCTACAGTGTCGCCAAACAGCGTTTTGGGGCTTGCAACCTGCACCCATGTGCATGTGGTGCACATCTCAGCAATTCGCAATGAATCGTTAATTACGAACGATACCCCATAAGGCCACCCCGTACTATCGGGATGTGCGCGGGATGGCATCACGGCAACATGCTTGTCGTCACCCAGCCCAAAGGCCTGCAACAACTCAATGCGGGCACACGCACTATCACTGGCAAACCCTGCCGAATTATCGTCCATCACCTCAAGCAGCAGCGACTTTGCACCGCCATTGTCCTGGGAGAACAGCGCCGTGTATTCAGTCTCATTGCCATCAAGCAGAATAGTGTCAATCTGCACGATGGTGTTGTAGGGCGCCCGCGTGTATGGTGCGGGGGCCGCTTCAACCTTCGCCATGCAGAACAACGCCACCAGCACAACACCAAAAAACAAAAGATCCTTAGTCCTCATAGCCCATTATCCCCCTTCCGCGTTTCTGTGCCTTCTCGGCCTGTTTGTTTCCACCGTCCCGTTTGATCTCGATAATCTCGAAGCGCTGATTGCGCCGCTCTTTTTCGCCATAGGTGTCCAGATTGTCACCAACCAGCTTTGCCTTCACGGTCATGGTGACCGTATCGCCAAGGGTGCACCCTTCGAGCGCATCATCACCATCAAGATGCAGCGAAGGCTTCTGTCTGACAACCATCTCCTCCACCTCCTCAGCCTTTTCCTTCTTACTCATAATACATCCACCTTCTGGAATATCTCAACGACACCATCCTTGCTATGAAACACCTCTTCCCGCGGGCTCAACATGTCCGCAGCTTCAAGCTCTGCGGCACTGTACTCAGGGCAAACGATGGAGCGGATTTCATCGAGCACCGCCCGTGCACCGCGCCCACCCCTCTGATTTATCAGCTCTGAATACTCACCCGCCGCCATGACAAAGTGAACCATGTCGTGCTCTTCGCAACTGGCAAGATTGTTGTGGCCCATGCTCAAAACTCTGTCCATCATCTTAACCCCATGCTCCCTATCTTCTTTTTGCTGGCAAACTCATGCAGTGCTGCAGCTTTGCCAAGATTGTTATTCTGCCCACGCTTTGCCCGAACCTTTGCAGCGCTCCCCATCGCCATCGCTGCGATATAGAAGTATCGCGACTCATCGCCAACGTGGTCTATCTTGCACTTCTTCACGTCCTCGGGTCGGTTGTCATCATGCATCAGCAGCGGCATGAACTCTTCATATTGAGCGTTGTACCCCTCGCCCCAATAGTAGCTATTCGGCACCCCATCGGTCTCGCCGAAGAAGTGACGCATTACCCGCCACCCGTTCACCCGGTCATTGTTGGCCCTGACCAGTGGTAGCCCGTGCGCAATGAATATGTCAGCAATACTTCGGCTGGTTCCATCATCCTGCTTCTTTTTGACGAATATTGACGGGTCGGCATATATCGCCTTAGGGATGATTCCCCCGGTCCAGTAGAAGCTCTGGCACTGCTCAAAGATCTCTCGTGCATAGGTTGCCGGGCTTTGCGCCTTGCGGTAATAGGTGAAGAGGCGGTGCGGCCTACCATCTGCATCAACGTGCCAGTATCCAAAAGACGTTGCACCGCTATCTTCTGCCTCACCATCACCGTAATCAAGTGAGCCATAAATGTTCGCCTTGTGTGGCTCAATGTGAAACGGCAGCTCCCGCAGGTGATAACCGAACTCTGTGAAAAATTGCCCCTCAAACACTGTCCAATCTCCATCGCGCCATGCCCGCCTTAGCTTCTCGGGCAGGCTGTCCAAGTGCCTCACATACTCATCATTGACCGCTGGATTATCGTCAACGGTTGCCTGTATAAATGCCATGTTCCCCGGCAAAGTGCCGTTTGAATATCGGTCGATATAGGTTTTCTTAAGGTCGGCGTGGCCAATGTCACCGGGGTTGAATGTCTCAATGAAGGTAGGAACAATGCCGCGCTCTTTCTTGGTGCGCAGGGATCCAAGCAGCTTTTGCCTGACAACATCTTCGTGCATCTGGCTCTCGTCGATGCAAATATCGGTGTACTCGCCACCCTGGTACTGCTTGAGGTCTCGTTTTGGGTATCGGATGTAACCCATCTTGAGGATTGATCCATTGGGGAACTCAAAGCGCTTCTTCTGCTCACGCCACTTGCAGATGTGTCCAAACCGCTCTTGGATAGGGTCGATGTGGTTGTCTTGGAGTTCTTGGTAGGTCTGCCGGATGATAAGGCCTTTGGTCTTCGGGTAGAGCAATCGGCGATATATCTGCCAATCCTGCACGAAATGAGACTTGCCACCACCACGGGCACCACCATAGCCAAGGCGCTCAACGCCACTATGCAGGCAATCCCATGCTGCCCCCTGCTTCTCGTTGAGTGATAGTTCAAGCTTCATCCTTTGGCTTTGCCCTGAAATCTGTTACCTGTATCTCTGTCGGACCGCTATCAATCGGAGCTTCCTCAACCTGCTTTGCGTACTGCTCTAAAATCGTGAGCGCTGCCTTGAGTCGGATATTGTCGTAGATGCTGCGGTCTCTCATGTAGCGCAGGACATCCTTGGAGGCTTCAACGTCACCCCTATCCCAATGATGTGCAAGTGTGGCCTCAAGCTGTCTCGCTGTCGGCTCACTCAGAAACCCTGCTGGCATAATTCCCCCAACCCCGCATTTAGAAACACCTCCAAGTATAATACGAAAAATTACGCATCGTGCGCAATTGTTTACGCACTCATACCATAGGTTTATCAATGCCAAGCTGATTGCAAAGCTCGGTAGCATCACAGTATTCAATTGCATCCTCTATTGTGTGGAACACTGGAATGCCAACAGATGTGGCATACCCCACCTCTTTATCTGCCCCTATCGACAACCCATGGAGGCGCACCAGCACATCAGCCTTGCTCAACAGCTTCAAATCCATGCGCAACCATTCTTCATACTGCCGTGGGCGGTGGATGTGCAGGTAATGGTTGAGCAGTGGCGCAATTGGGCAGTGGCCCGCGTCCATGATCTGGTGAGCCGCTTCTATCTGCACTCTAACATTTTGACCAACATCACCCATAGTGTAGGGGCTGGCTATGTAGATTATCATCATGACTGCTTTTTCCTTGGCTTTTTGACCACCACACTACGCTCCATTGCTCCATCTTCGGAGCACAACTCATGCTCATTACACGTCAGGGTGCACCGCTCCCCATCTTTCCAATATGAAACATTGTACTCACAATAGCCGCCTGGGAACAGTATTACGCTATCGACCACGCCGCTCACATTGCCATCAATAAACCGCACCCGCTCGGTTGGCTGGAATGGTAGCGCATACATCAGAGGTTCCTCCACTCCATCACGCCAACACCATTGCACTGATAATGCCCGGTGGAATAAATGAGGGCAAACATCAATTTGTCCCTGCCATGCTCCTTGCGCATCTCCTCACGAATCTCGGATTTCTTCCCCAGCTTTGCAAGGCGCTTCTTTTCCTCATGCATCCAATCAACATCTTCCTGCCCACACCAGTCTGTTATCCGCTGCTTGTCGGTTACAAACACGCCCCCCCCCTTAGTTA